ATCAACTGGACAAACTGATTTTGATTTTAGTTCCTTTGGTGGAATTACCAATCCAAAATCAAGTGGTGTCACAGGTGATGTAAATATTGTTTTTCCTGTAGCAACATCAGGTGACAGAATTTCAATTATTATTGAATTTAACAAACGCTACGAAGCATTGAGTTAATGGCTGACAAACAACCAAGACGAAATAAAAAAAATTTCCGCCCTACTGAAAAGGGGGCGGGAATGACTAGAGCTGGTGTTAAAAAATACAGAGCGATGAACCCTGGTTCAAAATTAAAAACAGCAGTTACAGGTAAAGTTAAAAAAGGATCTAAAGCTGCAAATCGTAGAAAATCATATTGTGCAAGAAGTGCAGGACAAATGAAAAAGTTTCCAAAAGCTGCGGCTAACCCTAATTCAAGATTACGACAAGCTAGAAAACGTTGGAAATGTTAAAACTATTTCTTTTACTAGCTTTTATAACAGTTGTTGTTGTTTCAACAGATATTAGAAGTGCAGAGACAAACACGGTCAGTTCGACGGTGGTGACGGATAAATCAGTACCAACCGCAAGTGCACCGAGCGTTGTTGTAAATAATTCTGATGTTTGTAAAGTAGCAACGTCAGGTGCAATACAAACAAACATACTTGGTTTGGCTACAGGAATAGTTGTGGACGACGAGTTATGTCAGCTTTTGAAGCTTTCTCGTCAATTGTATGCTTCAGGGCTTAAAGTTGCGGCGATTTCATTATTAGCTCAGGATAGCCGTGTATTTGACAGTTTAGTTATGGCGGGCACACCACCACCATACATGGGATCTATTGGTTCAGAAGCTTTAGAAAAATGGAAATCAAATCCAGATATGATACCAGAAGGAAGTGTTGTATTTAACAAAGATGATGTTTTAAAAATTAATGTAAATGAGGATGTAAGCGATGACGAGTTCAAAAAGTTTTTATTTTTGGCTATGGCTATGTATATCGGTTTGCCTATCCTTTTCTAGTAAGGCTGTAGATTGTTCAACAGATACAGTTGGACTATGCACACCTACTATTGAAGAAATAATTAACGAAACTGTTACAGAGACAATAGATTATGAAGCTAATGGTCATACAGTTACGACTACTACTACGACTGATACAACAACGACAACAGTAACAAATGAAGATTCAGGCAATATTTTAGACAGTGATAATGGCTATGTAGCGACTTCGAAGGACGGTTCAATGGACGTGGACTGGGGTGGCCAAGGGCCCGCTAGCATGCCAACAGGATCTACATGCGGACAATTAGGAGCAGATAAGTGTGCTCAAATAACAGGCTCGGACTCATCTACTAGCACAATGGGTGTAGAAGGTATGGGAACAACTTTTATACAAACAGTTGATATATCAGAGCTAGATATAAAATATGGTGGTCGCACTAACTACTCTATCAAAGTAGATAAACAAGATTCACAAGATCGTATTTATATGCACATTACAGGTAGAAATGGCAATACATCTGTTTTCAGTGGCACAGACATATTATCAGAATCTGGTGTAAATACTGGTTATCAAACATATGAAAGTGGGTTTGATTTTGCAGGAACAATAACAACGCTAGTTATAGAAATTGGAGGGCGCGATATCAATATGGCAATCGGCCCAGTTTTTGATGATATAACTGTAAACGTATTATATAATACTATTTCCACAATTGTGACACAATCCATAACCTCTGTAGAAATGTGGGTTGCTTATGGAGGTAGTACAGAAACAGAAGTAATAGATATCGTTGAGACAGTATTTGATAATAATATTGTAACGGAACAACCAGGTGGTGAAATAGATATACAACCAATTGAAGAACCAGATACAGAAGTTTCTTACGAAATGGTTGAAATGGAAATGGAAATAGAAATGCCTGTCATGGAGGTAGAAATACCAGAGATGGAAATGGAAATGCCAGAAATGGAAGTAGCAAATGTTGAGACAGAAATCGAAGCAGAGATGGAAATGGAAATGCCAGAGCCAGAAGTTAACGAGCCAGAACCACAACCAGAGGAGGTACAAAATGAACCTGTTAGTGAAGATGTGGAAGAACCTCAAGAAGAGGTGGCAGAAGAGCCAAAGGCTGAAGAAAGCACACCAGAGACTTCTCAAGATGAAGTTGAAGAAACAGTGGAAGAACCTCAAGAGGAAGAAGTAGAGGAAAAAGAACAGCCTAAAGAAGAACCTAAAAAGCAGGAAAGTAAAAAAGAAGTTGCTGCTAAAAAAATATTAAAGAAGATGGGTGATAAGGGTAGATATGATTCAGCAAATCAGTTAAAAACGTTAATTGTGATGCAAGTATTAGGAAACTCTAAGTCTTTTTTTGACAATCAACAAAGTCTTAATGATATACAAGGATTTTTTACAGATAATGTAATACCTGACGCTGAATTAACTACCAATAATATAGCTCAATATTTTTTATTTGCAGGAAGCGACGCATTAATGGATGAAATGATAATGCAACAATGGCAGATGGGTTCGGAATAGTTATGGCTGAACTCGAATTTGCGGGGGTTAAATTCAAAGGCGGAAAAATATTCGTCATTCTTACAGCGCTTGGTACATTAATGGGTGGCGCGTGGGGCGCGTTTGAATTTTATAAGGATTATCTAACGATGAAAGATACCATATCTCAATATGTCAGCCCTGACCTTTCAGAGTTTGATAAAAACATTGCTCTTACAAAAGAAGAAATGTCTAGTAAAACAGAGTTGCTACAAACAGAAATAGAAATGCTTATGGGTGAAATGGAAATGATGATGTCGGAAATCCGCTTGGTGTCTGATGTGGCAAACGAACTTAAAAACGACCTTCGGCAAGATGTAAGAAGAGTAGAGAAAATTGTTAATGATGTAGAACAACAAGTTAAAGAAGATTCTAGAGATAACTCTAAAGATTTAAAAATTACCGTAGATACAATTGAAGAAGATATGTCAAAATTACAATCTGACTTAGAAGAAAAGATGAAAGAGTTACAAGAAAGTATTGATAAGCAAATTAAACTTACTCTTGCTAATCCTTTGTCTCAAATGAAATAATGCCTGCAAAACTTCCTAACAACGAATATTTTACACCAATTAAAAAAAGAACAAGTATTGGTCATTCAAGTAAATCAAGACCTAAGAATAAAAGAAAGAGACTTTCATGGAAAAAATACAACCGTCAAGGCAAGATATAATAGAAGACGTTAGACTTTGGTCTAAGAACTTTTTAGAAGTATCCAATGTACATTTAGGAGGTGTGCCTGCATGTCCTTTTGCTAAAAAAGCATGGGCAGATGATAAGGTATGGATTGCTGTAAAAACCAAACACAGCACTTACAAGAAAGAATTAAACGATTGTCTTAAAAATTTAGATTTTACAAAAAAGGAAATATTGATATTTTGTGATCCTTATTACAGCTATTCTCCTGATGAACTGCATCTAGCCACGGAAGACTACAATGAATGGTATAATAGAAAAGACATCTATTTTATGAGTTTTCACCCATCTAATCCAGCTACTGAATCTGAACAACAGTTTCTTGTTTCTCCCACTGAAAACAAAGAAATACATGAGTCTTATCCCGAGCATAAATATTCCATGATGCTGGTACAAAAGTTCTCGCAATTGCAGCAAGCTTCTGATAAATTGCACAAACAAGGTTACTATAAGTTGTGGCCTGACGAATACTATCAAGACGTTGTGGTATCTCGTGCTAATAAGTATAAAAAGATCAATGGAGGTCTATCATGATGGGTAAAAAGAAAACAGCAATGAAAAGAGGCGGTGTCGCTATGAAGCGAGGCGGCGGAAGTATGGTTAAGAAAAAAGCTGGCGGCGCTATTAATCAACATAAAGAAATGGCAATGGGTTTAAAAGAAGGTGGTCCAGTTGGCAAAAAACAACAAGGCTATAAAGATAGAAAAGATGAATCTATCGCTATGAGAGTTAAAAAGAAAAGAACTAAAAAACAATTACGTGATAGTGCAAATGAATCTTATGGTAAGTTTGGTAAAGGCACTGGCAAAGGAGTCATTAATAAACGTGGTGGCGGTATAGCTAAACGCGGCATGGGTATTGCTAAGTAGTTAAATGCCAACTTATGCAAGCACAGCAAACTTTGATTTTTCTATTGATGAAATAGTTGAAGAAGCTTTTGAACGATGCGGTTTACAAGATCGTACTGGGTACCAACTTAGAACCGCTCGTCGTTCTTTAAATCTTATTTTAGCTGAATGGTCTAATAGAGGTCTTAATCTTTGGACAATACAAAAACAAACAGCGGCTCTTGCTGCTAACACTATTGAGTTAAGTGGTACAGCTTTATACGGAGCAACAGCAAGTGATGCT